CTAATATGGATGTCATTCCATATGCCGCTAAAACCCAAAAAAGTAAAATCATATCGTATAATGTTTATTAGTAAAGAATAAGTAATTTTTTTTGTAAATGGAAATATATTGCCGGAATTTATTCACTATAGAGTGAACCTAAATCACTATTTTTAAGGAACCTACCCTTATTCAACTTCTCTAATGAGGTATTTATTTTTGCAAGTTCATCTTTCAATTTTTTATTTGCTTCTGTTAATTTTTCAATTTCTTTTGTATCAACCACTTCTTTTGTTACGTATACAATTTTTTCAATGGGGACCTCTTTGATTATTTCTTTCGTTACTACCTTGGTATTACCTTTTATTTGAATTGGGACTTCTTTGATTATCTCGATAATTTTTTCGATAGGGACCTCCTTTATAACCTCAACAATCACTTCAACTTCCTTGATGACCTCTTGATAAACAATTTTTTCGACGGGGACTTCCTTTATAACAATCTTTTCTTTTACCGTACTGTTGCCTGTTGGGGTTTCTCCATATTTCAATAAAGAAAACCCTCTCTCGAAGGTTTCCTTTGCAAGTTTATCAGTGTCATCTATATTGTTTAATTCACAATAAAGAAGAAACTCATTATCCAAGGTTAACGAGCACTTCTTTTTCATTTTCAATATCTTTAATGTCTGTTATTTTAAAATGAAGAAATGGTTTCTCATTTTGTAAATCGTGAAATGTATATTCATCACTCTTCATATCATATACGCCGTAACCATGATGTCTAACTGTTTCACCAAAATTTTGTTGTATTAATGAACCAACCATAATGGCTCTTCCTCCACTTGGTAGTGTAAATTGTTGTCTTTTGTGTATGTCACCACATAATAATAAATCCAAATCGACAAAGTTTAATTGGTCATATGCATCTTCAAACTCATAACCTAAATCTGTAGACATCCCTTGTATTGGACTGTGAAATAACCCAACATTAAACTGACCTTCTTCTTTTTTAAACTCGGGTCTTGCGTTATGTTGGTATAACGAATAGACTATCCAATTGATGTTATCATCTTCATATACGCCACTATCTTTATAGTATTGGATATGTGGACTATTCAATAATTCAACAACGGGTGTTATACTATCCATACGTTGTGTGTTATTTTCTAAAAAGTCGTGGTTACCCGGTATAATAATAACTTTACCAAATTCAGTTAATTCTTTTAGGAACCAACTTGTTAACATTAACTGCTCATTTGATATGTTAATTTTCTGATGTGCAAGGTCTCCCGCGATTACAATTCTAATTTCATCCCAATTAACTCCCTCTTCATTCCACTCGTATACTTTATTATTTAATTCACCTAACAATTCTGTAAATTGTTCTTTGTACAATTCGTGTAATTGAATTGTTCTGATATGAATATCTGCAATGTGAATTATTTTTTTGACCATCTTGAAATGTATTTTGATAAATCCATTACTTGGATTGCGTTATTAATTTGTGATGGAACCTTATATTCTACAAACGTTCCATCTTCTTTTAGTAAAACTACCACATTACCTAATAATTTTGTGTCACTATATTTTGTGTTCTCCAACATCTTACGCAACAATCTTCCGTATAAAGGAAGTTGTAGATAGTAATGTCCTAATGCGTTATTATGATAATTGTTAAATGGTGGATATAATTTATCTGTATAATGATGTACCTCAAAGTTCTTTGGTTGGTTTGTTTTCCAATCTGTGATAACAAACCCAAAACTATCCTTGTCTTTGGTTTGCATCAACCATACTTTATCTGGTTGTCCGGTGTATTGCTCTGTTGGGTCACCTAATACAATTTCAGTATCTAACAAAACACCACCTCGTTCTAACATTAAATCAAGGAATTGTTTTCCTGCGATAATCATGTTATCGCTCTTACGTTGTTGTTCTTCGTTAATTTCGAATATGGGTTGTCTAACTTCTTTATAGTTACCAAAACGACCGATAGTGTCAGATTCTAATTCAAAATGGACACGACTACCCATATTAGTTGATAGGTCTCCAGCTTGTCTCCATTCGGCAAGTAATTGTGCTTGACCTTCAGGGTCACCTTTTGACATTTTTAATGCCATCCCTTCAGCATCAAATGGCTTATGAAACTTCTTTATAATTTTAGAAACAGACGGAAAATTTCTTTTTATTTCACCATCTAAATCTTTCATATAATAGATATGTTCTTCTTCTATAAAAGTTAATTCTAATTCTTTTCTTCTATTTTCTAATAGTTCGTTTATCTCTTTTGAGATGTCTAATAAATTCATCTAATCTATTTGTTTAATTTTATAATTACCTAAATCACCCTTTAGGTCCGCAATGTCTTCATCACCTTCTAGTTTAACAACAAACACCCTACCCATTAATTTTCCACAATTCATTTTATGGTACAATTTAGTTGCATCATTCCACGCATCGGGGTCTAAAACAATTACAATATCTTTTTTGGCTTGAGTATAAATTGTTTTAAAAAGATTGTCAGACATAAACTTTCCAAGCATTGGTATTGAGTTAGGTACAAAAATACTGTCGAATGCTCCTTCAACTATATATAACCTTTCTTCCCAATTAATCAAGTGTTCATTCCATATGATGATTTCCTTTTGTACTTCGGGATTTTTATATTTTAATTTTGTTTTTGATAAGTAAGAACGTGCAATAAAATAATTTAAAGTTAGTTCGGTATCATAAGATGGTATTATGATTCTATTTTCATATAAACCATTATAACAGAATCCGATGTTGAATTTCTCAATCATTTCATCTGTTATATTTCTTTTCTTAATATAATTCCAAGCTTGTTTAAATTGGGGTGTTAATTTTAAACCTTGACTTACGTCTTTAAATGAAATAAACTCTTTTGGTAGATAAACTTTTTTATAAATTCTTTTAACCTCATCAACCTCTTCGGGCATCAATAGTAAGAACTTTTTATTTTGTCTAGGATTACCATATTTTTTAATTAACTTATAGATTGACCCGTGAGTCTCATGTGTCTCAGCGCACGACCAACATTTATAAACACCTCTTCTATAGTTTATTTCAAGATTTCCTTTGCCGTCTCCGTGTTCTAATTGTTTAATATCATATGAGCAAACAGGACAATCGAACGATATTTGACCCTTATAATCGCTATGCAATTTATAATCACCAAATATGTCTTCTAAAATCTCAATAACAGGTTCAAATTCGATTCCTTTGTTCATATAGAAAAAATATAAGGAAAAGTATTGACAAAAAAAAATCCCCGGGAACACCACTCCCCGGGGAACACCAACCAAACCTGTATTTCTACAGGTCCCGTCCTATTAATAAATATATCCTAAATTTTTCCTAATGTAAAATATTAGTTGCCGGATATTTCTAACTTTAACATATTAACAAAACCAATCACCGCAGTTGCAGCATCGGCCATATCATAATTTTCTTTTTTAAGTGCACCTGTTTTACCGTACAACCAAGTAACCTCGGGACACACAGTGTTTACGTGTTCCCAAATAACATGTTTCTTATCAATGTCTCTTGGGTATCCACCAAATAAAACATTACGTCCTTTATCATTTGGTCCAACCAAATCAGGGAATGCATATTTTCTTGCATTATATGTTGAGATGAATGTTGGTACTATACCTAAAATGTCATAACAATTCTTTAAAATCAAAGTATTGTACCTTAATAGAGTCCCAACTGTGTAAATGTTATTAGATTGTAACAACGGTTCCTCAATAATAACACGAGTGATTCCCATGTCTCTATAATTTTCTAAGTGTTCTTTAAAAGCATCCGCTTTTTTTAACAACTCTTCAATCTTATCTTCTGGTTGTGGTTTAACCTTCGGTGAGAAGTGAGTTAATTCCAACAATTTTGAACCTGTCATATCAAACAAGGCCCACCCAATTGTTTTGGTCGAAATATCGAGACCTAAAATTTTTGGCTTATTCTTTAGTTTATTATCCATATAAAAATATATAAATAATATTTTTAGAAATGTAAAGCTTAGAAGTCTAACTTAACCGCAAAAACTTGTGTACCCAATCTTTTTATTGGGGTTGTTGCTTTAGCTACTACTAATGTTTCTTTATTACTATCTAATAAAGCAACTTCAGTCATCATTGGATAATTTCCAGTTCCACTAACAAACGTAGGGTTTTGTGTTGTTGTAAATTGTGTTGATGGTAGGTTAACTAAGAAATTTAATTCTTCAATATCCATGGCTCTCAATAAACGAATACTACCGGGAAATGGTTGTTCATCACCAAATTGTGGTTGTGTTGTAGATGTTAGTGAACCTAAATAATCTAAACCCATATGAGTCTCTAAATCAAAATTAACACCACTATCAAAATCATCTTGTGTAATTACAATGGTATTACCTGTTAAACTTGATGGTACGATGTATCCACCTGTTGTTGTTAAACTACTTGTTTTGTCGATTAATGTCCAACTAAAAGATATTGGTGATTCTTCGGGGTCGGTTTCTTGAATTAATACGTAAAAATATTTTGCGTTAAATCCACTTCTAAATCCATTTAATGTTGATTCCATATGTTGGAATGATGTTCCACTAAATTTGATTGTTAAACTTGATGGTACTTTTACTCCACTAATTGATGTAAAATAGTTGCATGGTAATCCATTAAACGCTGAACTTGTACCGTATGGTGTATCACTAAACATATAGGTAACAAAAAATGTTTGTCCTGTTGTTCCTGAGAATAATGAATTCGCTTCAACATCATCACTTGCAACGGTATTGACTTTAGGAGAAGGTAATGTATATTTTCTATTACTTCTATAATCTAAAATTGCAACTAACTCTTGGTCATCGAATACTACTATTTTATTTTTAGTGAATACTTTACCAACTCTATTACCCATTTCATCTAATAAAAATCTAAACATCAACTGATGTCTTTCGTTTTTAGTTGACTTGACGTAGTAGTCAGTTGTATCCATTAAAAACTTTGCTCCGATTGTTGTACCTGTACTTCTATGATATAATAAGAATGGTAAATAAACTTCAAAATATTCAGTATCACTTATTGGGTTTCCGTCGGCATCATCAACTAATGAAATATCTGAACCTGTAATTCCTGTTTTATAACTAATGTAATCATCGTATCTGAAAAATCTTTCGGGGTCATTTCTTAAATCACCGACTTCTGAATAATGAATTACCGCAATACATCTTTGTTCATTAGGTTTAACTAATATTTGTTCGCCCAACGTATTTTTATATGATGTTGGGTAATCAACAGTTCCTCCTGTCATGTTTGTGAACGTTTGTCCTGTTGAAGTGTATCCCAATAATTCTTTAACTGAAACATATCTGTTACCAGTGTATCCTGATAATGTTTCGTCTAATGGTCCGACATCAGTACCTATTAATTTTTTATCCCAAACAATATTAAGTGTCCAAGAATTTAATTGTTGTGTTGTGTCAATATCGTTTGGTGAACATACACTTGCAGTTGTTGCCGTGATAGGGTATTCCTGTTCACAACTATTACATACAACTTGTGCATAACCACTTAACGATGAAAGATTTGGTAATGCTCTATCTAAATTAAGGGTATTACCTGATATACTTAAAACTTTATAAACTAATGAGTTTGTGTTACCTGTGATGACCGCAGTTGGTCCATTGAATCTATCGAACACTAATGTTATATAACCACAATTTTGAAACTCTTCTCCGTCTGTAATATTAATTGAAGTTCCTCCTGAAATGCTCGATAACGATACTTCATCTGCAACACACTCAACTGTTGTACCTGTACACTCAACCGCATCATATTCTAAATAATTAGAAACAAATCCCGCAGGACCCATAATATTTCTAATTGTTGTTGTTAATGAATTTTGAACCGGTACACCATATGTTGTTATAACATTTGAGTCCAAACCAAATGGATATTTCACACCACTGTCTTTGTCAAATGGTGCCATAACTTTTTGATGTGTTGTTTGTCCTGTTAAAACATTAAATGGTGTTGTGTAATCATACTCAGAATCCCCAACTTGGAAATAATCAATTTTAAAATTACCCTTAGCAATTGCATTTCTCCCTTTTTGGGTGATTTTTGCCGCTAAAAATTCTAAGTTATTACTATCAAGAAAGCTCATATTTTATATCTATTTTTTGTTTTAATATTATGCATCAGAACCACTAGAACAACTTGTTAAATATTGTACACTAGTTACCTCACCAGTACTAATGATTTGTATTGAATAGTATGGTAAATCATTTGTATTAGATAGACTATTATTACCTAAAGCATACCATAAACTACCACCGTCAAATGGTGTATATTCTGTATCTGCATACACAATGGTTCCATATAGACTATTAGGTGATGTTGTTTGACCATAGAATTGAGCATTGGTTACATAGTTGTTATTACAATGACCATTAGAAGTCGATAATCCTGTAGATCTAAATATTCCATATAACACTACTGATGTTGCTGTTGGACTAGGGGTTGGCGTTGGCGTTGCGGTTGGTATTGCACTACAAAGAGTTACATTATTAATATAACCAAATTCACCAATTGTAAACACATATCTAGCACCACTCACCAATGATGCATAATATTCTGAATTTCCAATATATGTTTCATTACAAACCGCCGTTGTATATGCGTAATCACCATTTGCTGGTATTGTGTGTCCACTTAAATAAACATTTAAACTATTGGTCTGAATTGCCGATTCATACATAGCACAAGGTTCTGTTGTGTTATTAAATGTTTGACCCGTATGAATTAATAATGTTACCCCTGGGTTGACAGGTGGTGCAACATAATGTTCTGGTGTATCATCACAACTTTGATATTCTTCAGATGCTTTTGAACCATCTATAGTTCCAGCTGGACTTGGTTGTGCTGTTTGATAATTAATTACTTGGTAATAAAATCCACCCGCAGAATAAAATATATCACCAACCATTATTTGTGATTGTACATATGTATTTATCGTCCATCCTGTAACTGTATTGGGTTCAGAATCACAACGACTCAATTGTAAATAATATGGTGTTTCAGTTGCTGTTGGTGTTGGTGTTGGTGTTGCTGTTGGACCAGGCCCCGCTGTTGCTGTTGGTGTTGGTGTTGCTGTTGGACCAGCAGTTGCTGTTGGTGTTGGGGTTGCTGTTGCACTAGGTGCTGATGTTCCTGTCGGTGTCGGTGTAGGAGTACTTGTTGGAGCTGGTGTTGCACCGGGTATTCCTGATATTGAAATACATTGTTTAACAAGGTCGTCACTACACGCACCTAAAGCTTCCGCTTGAATGTAAGTTACACCGTTTGGTATACCACTTACTGTTAATCCTGATGTTGGGAATGTACTTACACTCACACTTTCGTATCCTGTTAATGCGGTACAACCGGTACAACTACCTCCACTGATACCTGTACATCCGTACAATTTAACTGAAGTAATTGCTACTCCTACTGTTCCTAAATTTACTGTTGCTGAAAATGACATATCTTATAAATATTAATTCTTTTATTTTAATTAAGTCGATGAATTATATACCACAGAACCTGAAGCAAATGAACAATCGAGCGCAGTTGCTGTCGGGGTTGCGGTTGGGTCTAAACTTACACCGTAAACAACCGTACCTCCTGAGAACGTACATCCTGTGTAAAACTCTGCAGTTCCACCTGAAAAATCACAACAATGTAGTGCATAATAAATGTGACCTACAGGTTGGTGTGTTTTAATATTTTCAATGATATAACCTACCGAATTTTCTTGTCCTGTTACTCCTGTATATTGAATCTTAAACCAATATTGGGTGTTAAACGTTGCATCAGTGAAAACAACTTCATTAGTACTCGATGGATATATTCCACCAAATTGTGTGTAACCATTTTCAATCACAGTCATATTACCAGGCGTATTACCTGTTTTGTAAAATAACTCGAATGAAGCGGGTACGTTAATGTCGTGAATTCTAATGTTTAATCCCATAATACTATAAATACAACCACTTAAAATTTAAACAAAAAACCCCATATATTAAATGGGGTTTTTAAATTATTATTTAATGTGTTGAAAATTATGCGGTTGCTCCTGCACAGTTGGTAATTGCTATTACTTCACCACCTAACATTCTAACAACTTCCAAATATTGTGTTGCTGATACGTTATAGTAATACCCATTAGCTACAGGTGTTACTAAGTCGGAAGTATATAAAACATCCCCTAATTGAATTGAGTTCCAATCCGCAGCTGTGAAGTAAACAGTTGTACTTGGACTAGTTAACTCGTCACAAGCAATTGTTCTATTTGAACCGAACGCAACAAATTCACTATCAAAAGAGGTGGTTGCCGTTGGAGTTGGGGTTGCCGATGGTGCGGTACATTCTTGTACGGCAGTTATTACACCCGTATTTAAATCAAACTCAACAGCATATACAGTACCTGTTGTTGTATTTGTAATTTTTACCGAATAACCTTCGTTACTAGTTACGTAATATGTACCCGGAGAAGCTGAGTAATATAATATATCACCAATACTTAACGCATTTGACGTACTAAATAATGAACTATTACCACCTGAACCATCGTTGTTACATGTTTGTTCTAATGTTGGGTTTTCGTTAAGAAGAACGGTATATTGATATTGAGGAACGCATACTTCTTCAATTGCAGTTATAATATCTGAACCAGAGAAACCTGCAGATACTACACCATTAGTTCCAGTTGCTAAATCGTAAAGTACGTTAGTTCCTGCGGTTGTCATTAATAAAACTCTAACTCCTTGATTAACTAATTGTGGAATTAAACCATTTACAAAATTAACGTCAGTTGCATTGTAAGTGTCATCGTCACCACCTGGAGTATTATCGGTAATCAATACTATTAATCTAGCTACGTTGTTTCTAAATGCTCCCGCAAAACTTTCTAAACCAACTAAATCAACACCCATGTCAGATGGTTCAGGTGCATTTTGACCATCACCTAACGGAAAATCAACTGTGTTTAATTTATTTAATTGAGTTGTAAATGATGCTTCGTTATTTGATGACATTACTTCAACCGCAGTTATCCACTGATAAAATGGTGGTACTCCAGTGTTAATGTGTCTTTGAGCCAATGGTAATGATGTGTATGCAATTTTATCATCATAATTTGAATTAGTTGCACTTGCATATTCATCAAAAATAACCAAACCTAATCTATAGTTACTATTTGACTCGGTAACAATTGTTGATGCGATGTTAGCAATTGATGTTTTAACTCCATTGATTGCACCACCCATACTACCTGTATAGTCAACTAAGAATACAACGTCCATACCGTCGGTACAAGGTGCGTAAGGTATAATTTGTGATACGGGTTTAACGATGTAGTTTACACATGTTCCAACACTTTGTATCGTAAATCCTGTTGTGTTATCGTCGATTCCACTAATAGTGTAACCAGAGGTCAAGCTAGCAAGACTTAAATTTGTTGTTAATTCTGTGGTAGCGTTTGAATCGGTCGTTCCTGATATATTAAATGGCCCCGCTTCCGTACCCAAATATATTGAGTTTAATGTGAATGTAACTGTCATTTTTTTAGTTTTTTTCTTTTATTATAAATACATGTTTATTTCAAAATATGTTAAATTTGATTTCCTCCACCACCACCGGTACAATCATTACATGAGTTCCAAATTGTTGAATATTGACCATCAGTTAAGTGTAAAAATTCTTGTGTACATGTTGTTGAGATGTGGTAATCAATTTGATAACAAATGTTGTCAATTTTGATTACTTTAGTTCCGCCTAAGAATGAACTTGGTAATAAATCTGGTGATGTCATATATACTGCTTGACTATTACTACATACAAGAACTTGATACTTGTAATATTGTGTTGGTTCATTTAATACTGTGATTCCGCTATTAGTAACACATCCGTTTGCGTCTGTTACTTCAAGACAGTATCCGACAAATGTTAAACCTGTCACATTGAATGTAGTTCCGTATGTTGATGTTGATCCACTGAATATTAAATCACCACTACATGATGTATAAGGTGCTGATGTGTCAGCATATAATCTATATGTCTTAGGGAACACACCACCACTAGATGATAATTGTAATATACCGTCACTTACTCCACAACTTGGTTGTGCAACTACTGTAAGTGATGCCGATTGTGCTGATGGTTCTGTTATTGTAGTTCCAAATGTACTTTCAAATCCACCTGAGTCTTTAACGTATATAGTGTAAAAACCAGCAGTTAAATTTGAATATGAATTTGTTGTAGGGTAGTTAGTGTATGTTCCACCCGCACCAAGTTTAATTTGGTATGTTGCACCTAAACCACCACTCACTCCGCTAACTGTGATAGTACCATTACTTCCCGCATTACAACTAACACTACTAGGTGTTAAAGTTGCACTAATTGCAACTGTCGGACTTGGAGTTGGGCCAGGTGTTGCCGTTGGGTTAGGTGTTGCAGTAGGGTTTGGTGTTGATGTTGGATTAGGTGTTGATGTTGGATTCGGTGTAGGGTCAGGTGTTGGGTTAGGTGTTGGACCAGGTGTAGGGTCAGGTGTTGCTGTTGGGTTTGCTGTTGGGTTAGGTGTAGGATCGGGTGTAGGGTTAGGTGTTGCCGTTGGATTAGATGTTGGATTAGGTGTTGCTGCCGGTGTTGCACTATGACTCGGAGTAGGTGTTGGTGTTGCAATATTTGCAATTACCACGAACTCACAATTTGGTGTTGCGGTAGGGTTTGGTGTACTACTTGCAGTCGGATTAGGTGTTGGATTTGGTGTAGGGTCAGGTGTTGGGTCTGGTGTAGGATTTGGTGTTGCCGTTGGATTAGGTGTTGCAGTAGGATTCTCAGTTGGCTCCGGTGTACTACTTGCCGTTGGATTAGGTGTTGGATTTGGTGTACTACTTGGAGTGTGGCTCGGAGTAGGTGTTGGTGTTGCAATATCTACACTAACAACAAAATCACAATTTACAGTTGCAGTTGGATTCGGTGTGGATGTAGGAGTTGCTGTTGCATCAGGAGTATTACTTGGTGTCGGGGTTGGTTCAGATGTTGGGTTTGGTGTTGGATTCGGTGTAGAGTCAGGTGTTGCTGTCGGATTAGCCGTAACATCTGGAGTACTACTTGGAGTATTACTTGGTGTTGGTGTTGGAGTTGCAACAATAGCCGTTATTTCAAACTCACAATTTTCTGTTTCAGTTGGGCCAGGTGTTACACTTGGTGTAGGTGTTGCTGTTGGTTGAGATGTTGGGCCCGGAGTACTACTTGGAGTGTTGCTCGGAGTAGGAGTTGGTGTTGGTGTACCAGTGGGCTCCGGTGTTGCTGTTGCAACATCTAAGTCAATATCAAAGTCGCAATTTGCAGTTGCTGTTGGAGTAGGTTCGTTAGTACCAGTTGGTGTTGGCTCGTTTGTTCCTGTAGGTGTCGGCTCATTAGTTTCAGTTGGAGTTGGCTCGTTAGTACCAGTTAATGTAGGAGTTGGTGTAGGCGTTGCAATATCTAAATCAATATCAAAATCACAATTTGTAGTTGTGGTAGGTGTTGGAGTTGGTTCAGATGTACCTGTTGGTGTTGGTGTTGATTCGTTAGTTCCTGTTAATGTTGGTGTAGGTGTTGGTGTCGCAATGTCAATTGTGATAATAAATTCACAATCATCTGTAGCAGTAGGTGTTGGTGTCGGCTCATTAGTTCCTGTTGGAGTTGGGGTTGCAATATCAACTGTCACCACAAACTCGCAGTTTTCTGTTGGAGTTGGAGTTGGCTCGTTAGTTCCTGTTAATGTAGGAGTAGGAGTTGAGGTTGACGTTGGTTCAAATGTACCCGTTAGTGTTGGAGTTGGTGTAGGTGTTGCAATATCTAAGTCAACATCAAAGTCGCAATTCGCAGTTGATGTTGGTGTCGGTTCGTTGGTTCCTGTTGGAGTTGGAGTTGGCGTAGTTTCGACAATTTCATAAGGACATGTATTGTTACTATCGATAAAATGTACTGAATATGTACCATACGGATAATCAGTTTGGTACTGATATGGAATTGTTACTCCATTAAAATTTACGGTGCCTCCCGTTGCCGGATAAAAAGTTACGTCGGCAGTTTGTCCGCTAAAATTATCACTCCTTATTATTACTATTGGCACCTTATCTTATATTTTTTTTTACTCTATTTTTTATTTTTTAAACCAATCCTTCTATGTATAATTATCTTGTTATTCCGATTTGAGTTAATAATACTTGTAATAATAAATTTTATGATAGTTTTATATATCCGTAATTAATTGTTTGCGGTGCCCCACTATTGTTTGTTATTCCAAAACTAAACACATTTGAAGTATTTGGTACGTATGATGTTGGTGTATTTGCGATACTACCATTTGTTCCTATAATTTGGTCAGGCATTGCAGTTAAAACTAATGCATTACCCGGTGTGTAATACCAACCATATTGATAACCAACTGCTGGAACATTTGTATTTGATGTTGTTACAGTTGCGTTCCAAGTTATAATACCATTTGGAATATTACCATTTACCCACATTGAATAACTATGTCCACCTTCTACTGTAAAACTTTGTGTAGATGCTCCTGCTGGTACTGTCCAAGACCCCGTTGTTTTTAATGTAACATTTGCCGGAGTGGTTCCTGATGAACCACTAGTTCCTGAACTACCGTTTGAACCTGAAGAACCTGATGTTCCACTTGTTCCAGATGAGCCATTAGTACCAGATACACCAGAAGAACCTGATGTTCCTGAAGTACCATTTATACCACTAGTACCAGAACTACCATTGATACCAGAAGTTCCACTTGATCCCGCAATTGCAGTTGATCCTGAAATTATATCACCACCTTTAACCACATTTACATAACCTGATGTTAATAAACTAAACGATACGGTTAAATTATTACTATCGATTGAGGTAATTTGAGTTGGTACTATTACTTTATTATTATTATCCCATACTGTTACAATTGGGTACAATATGTCTAAATTATGATTAACATTCCATGTTGTTGAGTTCGTAAAACTTCTAACTTCTCCACCAATACCGTCTCTACCTGATGTTCCACTTGAACCGGAATTACCAGATGTTCCTGAGCTTCCGTCTACACCAGATGTTCCACTTGAACCAGAATCACCAGATGTTCCTGACGAACCATCTGAACCTGATGCAGCAATTAAAGTCCAATAATCATCAATATAACCGCCGTATGGGCCATAACCAGTTGGTGCATATCGAATACAATACCAAGTTTCACCACCATGAGTTACAATAGCACCTATATTATAAATTTGACCACCATTATACGGACCTAAAAAGTTCCATAACGCATCTTCACCTGAAGTTCCTGATGTACCGTCAATACCTGACGTTCCACTTGTTCCACTAGAACCTGATGTGCCACTTGTACCTGAACTTCCTGATGTTCCAGAAGAACCAGACGTTCCACTAGAACCTGAATCTCCACTTGTTCCTGATGTTCCACTAGAACCATCATTACCATTTAAAACAAAAGAAATGGTATATTCTTTATCAATGGTGAATGATCCTTCTCCTGAGATAGTATTAACTAAATATATCGTTGTACTTTGAACGGATTCACCACTTATAGGCTGATATAATCCAATTATGTTATTATTCCCAACTTCGGTTATTTGAATGTATGGTTTGGTACTTCCCGATAATGTCTGATTATATAATATATTCTTCCACCCAAAATAATTACCACTAATAGAAAATGTGTCAATTGCGATTTGATTGACTCCTGAAAGACTATAAGGTTCACCTGAGATACTGGAATTTGTCCAAAAATATGAAGTTGTGGTCATACCATCCGGTAAGGAATCTAAACCATAAAACCATCTACCCGAAAACGCACCATCATTTCCTGATATACCATCTAAACCACTTGTTCCTGAAGTACCATCTGTTCCATTGAAATAGTCAACACCAAATTGTGGTGTGTAACCATCGGCACCAGAAGTTCCACTAGTCCCTGATGAACCATTTAAATCAAGGAATGGTTGACTTGAAACTAAGTCGCTAATTGATATATGATTTGATGTGTACCCACTACCGCTAGTTGTTGAGATTAGTAATAAATCATCTATTTTTACGGAACCCGTACTACTTAATTCGGAAACTTTTATTAGTGCCATTTTAACTTCTTTTTTTTATAATTTTTTTATTCAGGTATTAGTGTATTTCCATTTTCATCTGATATTATATAAATACCATCTTCTGTTATAATTCCAAACACGTCAGGTGTTGCCGTTGGGTTTGGAGTTGGTGTTGGGTCAGGTAAAATATCAACAATAACATCACACAAATCATTACTTGGAGTTGGTGTTGGTGTTGGCTCGTTTGTTTCAGTTGGTGTTGGCTCGTTAGTTCCTGTTAACGTTGGTGTAGGAGTTGGAGTTGCAATGTTTAAATCAACATCGAAATTACAATTCGCAGTTGCCGTAGGTGTTGGTTCATTTGTACCAGATGGTGTTGGTGTTTGAGTCGGCTCATTAGTTCCTGTTAATGTAGGAGTTGGAGTCGGCTCACTTGTTCCTGTTAATGTAGGAGTTGGTGTTGAAGTTGAGTCAGGTAATATATCAATGATGACATCACACAAATCATTACTTGGAGTTGGTGTTGGCTCGTTTGTTTCAGTTGGTGTTGGTGTCGGAGTATTAGTTGGCTCGTTAGTACCGGTTAATGTAGGAGTAGGAGTTGGTTCACTTGTTCCTGTTGGTGTCGGCTCATTAGTACCAGTTAATGTAGGAGTAGGAGTCGGCTCACTTGTTCCCGTAGGGGTTGGGGTTGCAACATTTATATCAACGTCAAAGTCGCAATTTACTGTTGCAGTTGGCGTCGGAGTATTAGTTGGTTCGTTGGTTCCTGTTAATGTAGGGGTTGCTGTCGGCTCATTTGTTCCCGTTAATGTAGGGGTTGGTGTGGGTGTTGCAATATCAACTATCACCTCAAACTCACAATTTTCAGTTGGAGTTGGAGTAGGTGTGTTAGTTGGTTCGTTAGTACCTGTTAATGTAGGAGTAGGAGTTGGTTCACTCGTTCCTGTTGGTGTTGGCGTTGCGATGTCTACCACAATCTCAAAGTCACAATTTTCAGTTGGAGTTGGAGTAGGGGTATTAGTTGGTTCGTTAGTTCCACTTGGACTAGGTGTTGGAGTTGCACTTGGGTCAGGTGTACTACTTGGTGTAGGAGTTGGCGTTGCAATATCGACAGTCACCTCGAACTCACAGTTTTCTGTTGGGGTCGGCGTTGGAGTTGAGCTTGGGTCAGGAGTACTACTTGGTGTATTACTTGGTGTAGGAGTTGGCGTTGCAATGTCTACTGTAACAACAAAATCACAATTCTCAGTTGGAGTTGGGGTAGGTGTTACACTTGATGTAGGAGTTGCTGTCGGCTCGTTTGTTCCTGTTGGAGTTGGAGTTGCTACGAATGCTGTTACTTCAAATTCACAATTCTCCGTTGAAGTTGGGGTGGGTTCGTTAGTACCAGTTGGTGTAGGTGTCGCGACAAATGCCGTTACCTCAAAATCACAATTTTCTGTCGGTGTTGGTGTATTTGTATTTGTCGGCGTAGGGGTTGGTGTTGCAACAAATGCTGTTACCTCAAAATCACAATTTTCTGTTGGAGTTGGAGTTGGTTCATTCGTGCCAGTTGGTGTAGGTGTTGCAACAAATGCGGTCACTTCAAAATTACAATTCTCTGTTACTGTTGGCGTTGGTGTTGGAGTTGCAACAAATGCAGTTACTTCAAACTCACAGTTTGGAGTTGCGCTTGGTGTAGGTGTCGGAGTTGCAGTTGGTTCGTTAGTTCCTGTTAATGTAGGAGTTGGTGTGTTCGTTCCAGTAGGAGTCGGAGTAGCACTTGATGTGGTACTCGGAGTCGGTGTAGGGGTTGAAGTTGCCGTTCCTGTTAAAGTAGGTGTAGGTGTTGCCGTTCCTGTTGGAGGCGGTGTCGCACTACTACTTGGTGTAGGAGTCGGCATCGGTGTACCACTAGGTGTTGGTGTTGGTCCCGCAGTTACCGTCGGCATTGGTGTTGGGTACACTGTACCACATGGTACTATAATAGGATAAGGAGTAACACACGGTGTTGATAGGTCTCTTGTTAGAACCTCAATACCATGAATATCTTCATCATATGTACAACATGTATTATTTGTGTAATATTGTTGTTCACCCATATCAACAACAATTGGCATGTGATTATCATACTTGTGTTGTATTAATGGTTCGAAGTTTCCGTTACCATTAAATAAAACTAAGTTTTCAATTGATGAATCACTCGTTACATTAATGCTGAAATATAAATTTGGTTCACAGTAATTTAAATCAACCGCTAATACCTCAATTAATTCTCCTTTCTCTGTTATAATATAGTCACCATGTTCGTAATAATCTTCCGAATGATCACAACATGGTTCAATTTGTATTGGTTTTACTTGTAAAAATTCAGGGAATCTATCATCGAAGAAATAACTTTTTCTTAAAGTTACCGCTGATGTTGTTTCGTTAACTTCTTTTTTAGTGTAAACTCTTAACTTACTCGTTGGTAGATATTCAAAAACAACAACTTGTTCGTTTACTGTTAAACCTGAGATTATACTTTTTCTAACTGAACCTAAACACTCTTTATCTGTTACAACAGATGTTTTATAATTAAAACTAAATGAATAGTCATTATTTAAATTAGCACTTCTAAAATCTTGGTGGGTAAAACCTGAACAATTTAAATGCTCGGCAGTTAATATAACATTACCATTTGTAACACCACTTACATTAGTTTTAACTAACGTACCAGCTAATAAATAATTTTCAATATCTGTTGGTGTTGTACTATTACTGATAGTTGCTCCACTTACAATAATGACTTTAGTATCTGATTTTAAACCATAGTTATATGAGTTTCTATATTGTACTTTTGGTACAATTTTAAAACCGGTTTTGTAACCATTACCTGTGTCGCCTGAAACCATTTGGGTATCAAATCCTTGGATTTTTACTTTTGTTTCACAGTTCGCGGCGTCTAAAAATAATAAATCAATTTCATCAACGTCTCTAACATCATTTAAGATGTATGTACATTCAGTTACGTTATAAAATGACGTTCCTCCCGTTGTGTACCCTGTATATTGATTATGTATTGGTTCACAATTTTTGTAAACATATACATTTGGTAAATTTTTAACATCACCTTTTTGTACACCAGTTATACCACTAAAGTTAACAACTATATCACTAGTTAAAATACAATTAACTTGTGTATCATATGAACAACCATCTTCAGTTGTTCCCGAATAAATGTCACATGGTGTGGTAAATTCAATATCTAAATAACAACCTGGTGTTGATGTGTAAACTGAATCAAAACTATATGTGAAATAATCTTTAACTGAACAATCGTCAGGACCATACTTTATAGTTGTAAATTTAATTTTTTCAATTCCATCTACATCAGTATAATATGTGTATTCTAATTTTGGTTTCGCAACTTGAGTACATGTTGCACCACTTGTTGCTGCAGTATATGGTGCATATGAATCAATACATCCAGGACCATCCATGGTCTCTTCGTTATTAATCTCATTGATTAAATTTGTTAACGATGTTTTCCAAAGTTCTTTAATTTTTGTTACATCAGGACTTAAATAATCCTTATAATCACAAATTAACGGAAGAGTTGAACCTTCGTTTAGACTTGTACATCCCGTTTGTGGAAAAGTGTTAAATAATTTTGCACTTGTTGCTGTTGATGTGTTACCACTAACGATAACACTATCTCCCACATATTGGATACCGTCGATTTCAATAACAGGATTATATGTATAACCTGTTAGATTTAAAAGACCTCTGAAATTATCTTCTTCACCTAATAAGGTTTCAAAATCTTCTTCAATTGCATTTTCAAAACTTGGGAATAATTCCTCGATAAATTCTTTTGGTTGACATCCGAATTTATATGAGTATTTTGATCTTTTAAATTTATTGTTTTCAATTAAATTACCGCCTGTCCATAATGTTGTGGATGGAATAATTTGGTCTAAAATTTGAGTCCAATAAGGACCCATTCTGTTAATAAATTCATTTACATCGGGAAAATTGTATGGTGTAAATGAATTTGATTTAATATAAGATTGATATATGTCTTCTAACTTGATATAATTTTTCTTATATCTAATAATGTTAGAATTTAAAATTTGTTCATGTAATAATTTATCCGCAAATTCTGCAAACGTTACTCCCGTTTGTGGTTCTAATGTTGCGCTTCCGAATGATAAATTTAAATTTCTTGATTTCGTATAGATGTCATAATCAATTGCCTGAGCAGAAGAAAGATATGCATTTATATTTTTTCTATTGAAGGTTAACTCTGAATTTGAATTTACAACTTCTCCTTGGTTATTGTCAATAACAGGTACTAATTCATAACCCGTGTCTAAACCTGGTAAAGTTCTATATGAATCAAAATAATCTTCACCAAAAGTGTAACCTTTTGGTTTAGTTAGTAACGTTTTAGTTCTACCAGTTGTTATTGAGATGTCCTCGTCTAATATATCAGGTGATCTGTGGTCTAATGTTAAATCATACCAACCAGACCCCATTTGAAAAAAGGTATCGTTTGATAAGTCTTCATATTTCTTCGCACTTGCGGTAACTTCTTCAACAGGGTAATTGTCTCTTGTTAGTGTTGTTGAACCTGTGATAGTTTGAATGGTATATTGATATGTCGTCGCGTTGAATATTCCGGTATTAAATGTTTTATTACCTCTAATTAAATCACGAATATCATCATCAATATTATGAGACTTTGGATATGAAACAATATCATATCTATACTCATCAATTTTAATCATTGGGTCGGGTGCTCCGATAAATCTTAGTAAGAATTTTATCGAGCTACGTGTACCTTTTGATTTGTATATGTAAGCTAAGTTAACGAGAATTCTTCTGTAGAATTCATATTCAGCATCCACCAATGTTTTACCAATTGTTAAACCTGAATATTGTACATCATTACGAGTATATAAAATTTCATCTAAATCTTTTTCATCAAATAATTTGATTGTGTTAAGACCTAAATTGTTAGCTAAATTTTTAAGAAGTAAATCGGGTAAGTTGTTAATACCATCATAACTTACATTTCTCATGTAAGCAATGTTATCAATGTATTTTTTTACCTTATCGAAAGCCTGTCCATATAATTGGAATAACGCTTCCGCTTTTTTATCTTCACTATCAAACTCAAATAATTGAGGTGCTGACATGAATCTAACAAATAAGTTAGATTTATAATCATCTATCTCCTCAGCTACATCACTTAATCCTGATGTATAAGAATCAAACGCTAAACCAACAACCTGTAAGTTCCATCCGTCTTTTGCAACCGGCCAAATATATTCTACAGTAATTAAATCTGTTTTACTTCCACCAGATGTATCTCTTGGGACTCTAAATGATGCTCTATATTTTGGATTTGTCTCTCTGTTAAGTAATATTTCCTCTAAATCATCAAGACCACTGAAGAACTCTTCAGTTAAACCATTGTTTGGTCTGATAATAAAACTTTGGTCATATGTTGTACCTGTAAATGGTTTACCACTAACCGTTAACGTAATAATATTATTTACATCCGGTTGTTCGTAATCAATAATATCATAAGTTACACCACTTATTTCAACAACATATTTTTTAAATGATGAATAGAAATTTCTAAGTGGGTTGGTTGTCTCAGGTGTTGTATTACTATTTGGTGCTTCATACGATAAATCAAACGTATTATAAAACATACCAGTTTCAATATCGAATTCGGTTGTTTTTGTTGATACGTCATATGAAACGTTGTATGCTGTCTTACCACTAATACTTGATGAACTATCTTTGTCCACCATGATAGCAGCGGGGTACTTCTCAATTATATTACTGATTGATGCAGCAATTCTTGATTTTAAAGAACCAAATAATGATTTTCCCGCATCGTCTTTTGCACCTCTAAATGAGATTGACCTCTTTTTTTCTGATTTTGTTTGTGTTGTCTGTGAATCCTTCTCTTCCGATTTTAAATCATCCAAAGTTAAAAACTCCGAAAACGGAGTTGTTCTGAATGTTTTACTATCTTTTTCTGGAATTAACCTATCAAGAGCAAAGTTCGTATTAGTCAATTGACTGCTACCGTCAGTGATTTGACCACCGACTAAACTATCGCTGAATGTTTCAGCACCTGAAGCAGCCTGACTTGGAACTTTCCTTCTTGCCATTATTGTGTAATATCATCAAAGTTTAATGTCTCATCAATATCTGTTCTACCTTCTCTAACTTCGTATAATGTTTCATTAAATTGGTCTTTAACTTCATACAAGTTGTATTGTTTGTAGATATTGTTATCTTTATCATAGATTGTGTAAATACCCGGAGTAACCGCTTTAGTTTGGTTACCGTACAGAGCATTTGCCAATGTTGATGAATCGTGTTCAACCATCTCAACTTCAATTGTTGTTGGGTTAAAGTATGTATTTGACAAAATAATGGTTTGGCCTTGTTGACCTATAAAAGGAACGGTATTTGGTTTATTTGATGGTGCTGAAGACGGAGTTACAGTTAAAAACAACATGCTTGTTGATGCATCTGAATATTGGTATCTTTTTGCTTTTGAATTTGTACTTGTCAAATTCGAAACAATTGGTGTACAGTAGAATGATGAAGTCACCACTCTATAAAAATTTGGAGTTTTTTTATTATCTGTTGGGTTGATGTACTCTATTCTATATCCCACAAGTCCTTGTGGTGTAAATTTATTTCTATCTGCAGCAGGTACGTTACTTAAATCAATAACTAAACCTCTAACTGATGGTAATGCCGCTAAAACTCCGCAATCCGCAATTGTAGTTCTTACTTGTTTTGGTCTAATATGAAGTGTGTAAACCCCTAAATCCGTAAAATCCGCAGCATTTAATTTTAAATTATATAATCCACCCAAAACCTCAACATTTTTTTTTCCTCCTGTATCATCGTTGTGAAAAACAGGAGTTAAAATTGTTTTTGCGTCAAGTTTTTTTAATGTAACCGCGGACGATACTAACCTATCTGCCGAATGGTGATAGAATATATCCACATCATCTGGTGATACATCCGCTGGTCTAACAATTCCGTAACTTCCTACTGCCATAAACTTTTATTAATAAATATAATTTTTATTGTTTTCTCACTTTAAAATAACCATTTCCGTAAATATCTAATTCGCCAACCGAGTCTACCTCTCCAAGTCTTCGTGTTTTTTCTAAAACTCCCTGTTTTCCCCTCTCTACAAAAATGTCGGAATAGATTGATGGTTCGTCGACAAAACCAAGAAAATGTTCATTTCTTGTTAATGCTTCATTAAAAACTTCCTCTCTTGTAAATCCTGTAGTTGTACCCGTAATTGTTGTGATTCCGTCATCATAATCCCTATAATGTAGGGTTACCATATTATATGACGTTCCACTAATAAAGCTACCTGTATGTGTAAATGTATATCCTGTCCATTGTGATGTCTCACCTGATGTACTATATGTAAATGAAGAACTGTTTATTCCTCCTCCGTATTTATTAAAATCGGTAATTTTACTTTTACCAAACGCAGAATATTTGAACATTGACCCACTAACGGTTACCGGTCCATAATTGTCCGTATAATCTAAGTCATTTAAATAATTTAATGTTTGACCCGTAGTTGGGTTACTATATGGTACTGTTATACCCGTAATTGAACCTAAAATGTTTTGAGGTGTTCCACTAAATTGGGGAATTGTAATATTTTTACTAATCTTTTCTCTATTCCATGGAGAATTTAAAGACAATGAGATTGTATATGTGTTTGGTGTTGTTGGGTATGTATATGATGCCGTTGGGAAATTTGTACCAATAACGCCATTATTAATTGCCAATGACGATGTTTGATTATTATGACCCCATGATACTGTATATACTTGACCTATAATGTTTCTAAGTTTATCAGGATTAGTTGTACTGAATAGTTTTACAAATGAACCTGTTTGGGTATAATGAAAATTAACCAATTGTTCGATTTGTTCCATATATGATTCTCCATTAACGTCTGCAATACCAACCATTACCCCCATTTCATCAAGTGAACCGTCTAAAAATAATGGGAATTGGTATGAACCGTAAACACTACCGCTTATGTCGTATTTGGTTGCACCAGTTATTTTAGTCCATGATGTTCCACCCCATTTGTAGTAACCTTTTGCAACACTTCCTGTTACATTATCTACAATGTCATTTATGTTTGGCCCTATGTAGACACTACCAGAATGGTTACTTCCTGACCAAGGAACTAAACTTCCATAAGAATCTAACCAAGTTTGACCAGTCAATGAAGCGAGTTCAACTTGTTGTACATTCTTTCTTAAAATTTCGTATCTATCTTTTTTCATTTATTAACCATTTAAATTTGCGGAACCTCCCGTGAACACACAACTACAGTCACTATTAACCACATAACTAAAATCGGTTCTATCAATTGTAACACAGTAATACATGTCATCAGGTTCAATTATTTGCCCGCCACTATTATCTTTTTCAAAAAATTGAATAGGATTGGTACGAATTCCATATCTACCTTGGTCAATATCAACATCAACATCTGAATTGGTAACGAAGTCAGTTATTTCACCATTTTCAGCATTAAAAAATTTTGCTGTCATGTAAAATATATTTCCAATTAAATTAGATTCTTCAAATGGTGAATCGTCTTGAAACCAGAATATATATAAGTTTTCTGAATTTTTGTAGTTCGTACCCATAAAGACAGGTTTATATATTTTTACATCCGTCACACCTGTTAGGGTTTCATTGTAAAAATTATATTGTTCACCAGATGTTAGTGGTAAATTTTTTGTAAAAACCAATCTTCTGTTTGCTCTAGTTGGTGCCTCACCATTTGGTGTTTTATAAAATTCTAATCTAAAAAAACTCCTTTTAAAAAATTCTCTAATTTCATTATTTTCTTTAAATGATAAACCTGTTGGTTCGTAATCGGTAACATATGTACTTCCACTTAAAAAATGAAACTTAAACCATATATCCGATTGTGATATTGTTAATCCTGATAATGATGAATTGTATGGTTGATGTATGTATCTAACAGTTTCATAATTATCAACAGGATTAATAATTTTTTCAAGAGTTTGGTCTTCAAGTTCTTGTGCGTTTTCTTGCCATCCAAGATCTGTTTTAAAATCTTGTTCTTGGTTTATAACCAAGTTCATGTTACTATTTTTAAATAATATTTCCATTAACAATCAAAACTTAAATTTGTAAACTTAATTACTCCGTCTTCCTTATTTTTAAATGTAACCTCATTTCTTAAATAGAAATTAATATCTTTTTTAATGTAATGTATCCCATTTATGAATGGATAATTTGTTCCGAATCCATCTGCATCAAGAAATCCATTATCATATAGGTCTCTCCATTTCCATAACTTCTCATCAGGAAAATATCTTGCATTTTCAGGTAAACCATATATCTCATTTGTTTTATATGATTCTACATATGGTGAAAGTTCTCTCAATTTGATTCTGTGATGTGGTTGGTAGAAATAACCGAATGGATTAAACGCGGTTGCTCCTGAAAATATTACCACTCCGTCTTCGGTGACATTTGAAATCTGTCCGTGGTTAAAAATCGTAGATTTACACGTGAATTTGTGATAACCTTCACTAATTACTCTTTCTTGTAATTCACTTCTATTATATTCGATGAATGCGCCGGTTAATCCTGAAGTCCCTAAAGGTAATTCTGAACCACCAATGAATCCTGTTGTTGCATTGTTACTTGTAAATGTGTGGTTCGGTATATTTGTTTCTGTTGACCCCGTTCCTTCAAAATGACTATCAATCCAAGTATTGTGAAAATTAAATTTAAACCCAACCTTGGGTGGGTAATTAAAGTATCCATTTTCATTTCTTAATAAAACGGTCACATAAACTTCTGTTGGTGTGTAATTTAAATTATTAGTTAAACCCGTTAAAATAAATGGTTCTTTAAAGTCATAAATTAAACTTTCCATTCTGTTTTGTTCAACTAAATAATTGTCAATCCCATTACTATTTTCGTACATTAATGCACGTTCTTCTTCCCATATTG